TTTATCGGGGGAGCGGATGGGGCCGCTGCGGAACAGACATTGACGGGAGACGTCACTGTTACCAACGCCGGTGTGACAGCAATCGGAGCGGGTAAAGTAACCAATGCGATGCTGGCCAACGGTGCGGGAGTAGCCGCCCTTCTTACCGCTGGTTTAGGCGGTTCTGTATCTGTAACAAAAACCGATGCGGCGACTACGACCATTGTGGCAGCACACGATACAAAAGACAGGGCTTGCCTTGTGCTGGTCGTGGTTGACGAAACTTATGCAATCGGAACCGGCACGCTCCCCACGGTTAAGATTGGTGAAGACGGCACTATCGAAAAGTGCATGGCCGGAACCGTCCTTGATACCGAAGCAGCGGGAACCGTCTTGGCTTTTGCCTTCACAAACACAGCAACCAAAAAAATTATAGCGACAACCACCGCAGCGGTGGGGGATGCGACGGGCGGATGCAGCATCATCGTTCTGGCGCTGCCGACAACCTAAATTAATAACCAGGGCGGGGCTTAACCGCTCCGCCCTTATGAGGAAAAGAATATGGCAATCACAGTGACCACGCCGACGACCAAAGTCGGATTTATCTTAAACGCGACCAGCGCGGACGTGTCCGGGTGTGAAGAACTGAAAGCAGCCGAAGTCGGGAAGAGCATCAAGGTCCGCCATCTGACGATCTCCAACAACAGCGTCGGCACGCTGGCCATCACGATTGGCCAGGAAGAAGACACGGGCGCCGTTAAAACCGCGCTGATCGGCCCGATCTCGATATTGACCGGGCAGACCATGCAGTGGAATTTCAATCCGGCGATGGAGCTGGCGGCCGGCAAGGCGCTGGTGGTTGACGCCGACGGCGCCGGGGCGATTTGTGTGTTTGCCCAGGGCGACGTGGAATAGAAAAAGGAACGGACGAATGGCGCGAGACATCGAATACGTCAAAATCGAAATGGACGAAAAAGCCATGGAGAACATGCCCGACAGCGAGAAATTGAAGTTTCTGGTCAAGATCGCGTTCGCCAATTACAAGACGCTGCGCGCGCACGGCGAGATCCTGTTCGGCAACGGCAAAACCGGATTGTGCCAGGAAATCTCCACGATCTGCCTGAACATCAAAGGGCTGTGGGCCGTGGTGATCGGCGGCGGCGGGATCATTATCGGGATCCTGGTCAAACTGGCGGTGGGGTGAACCATGGACGTTTACGAATTCATTGAACGACACGAAGGGCGCAGGATCAGGCCGTACCGGTGCCCGGCAGGCGCCATGACGATCGGCGTTGGCTGGAATATGGACGCCAACGACCTGCCGGACGACATCGCCCGGTTTCTGGCAGCGAACAAATACATCACGGACGACATGATCGACCGGCTGCTGGAAATCTCCGTCCGCCAGGCTGTGGCGGACTGCCGCGTCTTGTTTCCAGGCTGGGACGCGATGGAGCCGGCGCGCAAGATGGCCCTGACCGATTTCGTTTTTCAACTGGGCTTCCGGCGCGCGCGGGGATTCCGCCACGCCATCGCCGCGATCAATACCAATCGCTGGGAAGATGCGGCCAGGGAAATGCTCGACAGCGCCTGGGCCAGCCAGACGCCGAAGCGCGCCGCGGAAATCACCGAAATTATTAAAACGGGGGAAATCTAATGGACTGGTCAAAAGTTGTCAGCACTATCAGCCAGGCGGCCCCGATCGTGGGATCGCTTTTCGGCCCCGCCGGAGCGGCCGGCGGCGCCCTGGCCGGATCGGCAATCAAGCTGGTGGCGGCGGCGCTGGGAGTTCCGGCCACGCAGGAAGCGGTCAGCGCCGCGATCGCCACGGATCCGGAATCCGCGCTGAAGCTGGCGAAATACGAGATGGACAACAAAATAGAGCTACAGAAGCTCCAGATCCAGCAAGAGCAGATGCTGATCGGCGATGTCCAAAACGCCCGGCAGCGGGAAATCGAAACCACCAAAGCCACAGGCAAGCGCGACGCCAACATGTTCATCCTGGCATGGGTGGTCATCGGCGGCTGGCTGGGCGCGATCATTGCCCTGATTGTTCTGAAAGTCGTCGCGCCGGAGTCAGAAATTGCCACGGACCCGATCCTGTCCATGCTGTTCGGGTCGCTCTCGACAAACGCCGGAATGGTTGTCGGATATTTCTTCGGCTCCAGCCGCGGCAGCGACAACAAGAACGCGATGCTGGCAGTGCAGAAATGAAAACCGGAACCGTCCGACGCAAGGAAGCCGCAAAGAAGGAAAAGCGGCAAAGAAGGAAAAAGAAGAAATGACCCTGAAAGCCGACATGACAACCGACCTGGCTGTATTTTTTGAGACCGACGAATTCGCGGAGGCCGTGACATACACGGCCAAAGGATCCACGGCCAAGTCGATTGACGTGATCCTGACGGATGAGGATCCGGCTATTGAGGCGACCATTCCGCCCGGCGACCGAATGGTCATCCTGGCCAAATATTCGGACATCACCGCGCCGCGTCGCGGCGACACGTTCACCATCAACTCGGAAACCTGGTACGTCGTGGGCGAACCGGCCGGCGGACGGGCGGAAGGCATCTGGCACATTGAAGTCAGCCGCAGCGCGCGGCGTCAACTGGGGGCGTAAACCATGGACATGAAAACACTCGTGCAAGGCATTCAGACGGCTCTGAAAAATGCGGCGACGCTATCCTACGTCGCGGACGCCGACATTTTCGTCACGCCGGACGAATACCTGGTCCCCATTGGTTGCACGTTTCCGGCCATCGGAATCAAAGACGGACCGATCATCAAGGACAAGGAAGCGACGGCCTCCGGCACGAAACTGGCCTGGGATGTCCGCTACAGTGCGCACGTCATTATTTACGTCGAGATGACCGCGGGCGAAACGCCGGTTGTTGGCCAGGCAACCCCGACAACCATCAAGGGCATCCTGGACATCGCGGGCGACATCAACACCGTTTTGCACGAAAACTATTTGAGCATCAGCGGAATCCTGGACGCCTATTGCATCGGAGAGGCGGAATCGGAGATCATCGGATTTTCAGACATTCAGATTTTAAAAAAGCGCCTAACTTATGAATACATGGTGCTGCCGAGTCTTTAAGAAAGGAGGGAATCATGCCGACAACTTATCGCGGAAAAGTCCGGATTGAATGCAAGCAGGATGTTTGCATCACAGACAAAGCCGTCGCGGACGTGACGCCGCAATGCCTGGCCTGTGCGGAATCCGTTGCCGTCGTCATCGACCTGGAAGAAAAGCCGGTGGGCGTCATCCAGAAACCGGCTGCGCCGGAAACTGAAGATCCGGAACCGCCGCCGGAAGAAAAACCCGTCAACCCAAAACGAAAGAAATATTAAACCATAAAAGGAGGAAAGCACAATGGCATACAACACGACACCTTTCCACGGAAAATTATGTAGAGTGGAAAAAAACAACGTAGTCATGGATTATTCGAAGGGATGGTCCTTAAACGTCAACCTGGACATGGCAGACGCCAGCCGCGTCGGCCAGCACTGGAAAGAAGCGCTGCCCGGCCAGGCCGGATGGAGCGGCTCCTTTGAAATTTACGCCACGCTGGGCAATACGGAGCAGAAGGCGTTTTTCGACAACATCGTCACGGCAACGCCCGGCACCAAACTGACCGACGTCAAGTTTCTGCTGGACGCCACCACCAACGGGTTTTCCGGCAATATTTACATCACCGGCGTGTCGATCAACGGCACGATGGGCGGCGTAGTATCCGCCACGGTCAATTTCCAGGGCGACGGCGCTTTAACTGTGTCCGCCGCGCAATAAGTCAAAGGAGGTAACACAATGGGCAGTCCTACTACACCCACCCATGGCAAGCTCGGCGCGCTTTACGTTTTCAGGCCGAACGGGTTTTCCGGCACCGGGTTGAACGACTTGACCTGGGGCACGGCATTCACGGGAGCGGCCACGGCTTACTATGAGGTCGTCATTGATCACGAGGCCGCCACAGATAGTTTTAAATGGCGGAAAAACGGCGGCCTTTGGACGGAAGATGTCGCTATCACCGGCGCCGAGCAGACGCTAGACGAGGGCCAGAAGCTCACCTTTGCCGCCAAAACCGGGCATAAAGCCGGGGATCAGTGGATCATCGGCAATTTAAAAGCCGAGGCCACGTCCGAGTCCGGCGCGTCCGCGCAGATCACAGCCGCGGGGAACCGGCTGCTGAATCCGAACGCGCCGCCCACCTTCACCGATGCCGGCGGAAAAACTGTGCTGAATATCAACTTCACCAATGGCACGGCCACGTTCAACGGCAACGTGGGCAACGTCACAGTCGCCGGCAACAACGGCTACATCCCCGCGTCGGCACTCCGCAAAGTCGGCTACCTGGTGGACTGGTCACTCAACATCACCCTGGACATGGCGGATTGCTCGCGCATGGGCCAGCAGTGGAAGGAAGCGTTGCCCGGACAGGCAAGCGCCAGCGGATCGGCCAATGGGTATTTCATCGGCGGGGAATCGCTGCTGCATTGCCTGCAGGAAGCCATTGCCGCGGGCGACAAGTATTTCCTGTTGCAGCTCTTTAACTACGATCCGGATCAGGATCAGACCGGCGATCACATCAACGCCTGGGTCACGTTCACCAGTTTTCAGCTTGGCGCGGATATTGGATCGGTTGTCAAAGAGGCCGTGAATTTCCAAGTCTATAAAGAAATAAGTTTTGTGGAGAATGCTTAAAAAAGGAGAGTTATGAAATTAGATTTGAGCAAAGCAGTTTACGAAGCACAGTGGTTTGATTTTGGCCCCGGCACGCGCCTGAAAATTCGCCCCTATCCCGCCACTATGTCCAACATGGCATTCCGGGACGGGGCGATTGTCATCGCCGGCGCCAGCAGCTTCGACATGTTCCAGCATTGCCTGGTGGACTGGGAGGGCGTCAACGACGCCGACGACAAGCCCCTGAAGCTCACGCCGGAAGTTAAAAAGAAAGTTTTTGATTTCCGCCTGGGCCAGCAGGAAATCGACGGCCTCACGCTGTCCATTTCCGATTTTGTTCTGCGCAAGGCGCGCGAGATTTACGACG